CACTGATTCGGACTGTTAGCCGTTTGAATCGCACGGTATTAGAATCGCAGATTCTTTTAAGAAGTCAAAAGATATTTTTATATGCCTGTGTAAGTAGCTGAATTGCTACCACTTCACCTTCGAAGACCAAAAAGCCGCACTCATCTTGCCCTTCTTAATATTGGCCCGATGCCTAGCCTTGAAGCTCTCCCTACGCTTGCGATCAGCGGCAGACTCTCCTTCGCGTTTAGGAGAACCAGATACACCTTGTTGCCCAAATCGAATCGTCCTTGGCTTTCCGTTATCACTTACGAGAACAACGTGGCTCTTCGTTTTATGACCCGGCGTCCTCTTAGGCTTGTTCACGCCAGACACACCGAGTCGTTTCATTGCTGATTTAATTGCTTCGCTCATGTTAGAATCCCGCTTTCTTTTGTAGGGCTTTTGACCATTGTATTTGCTTGTCAGTTGGAGTAACGCTTCTGTCTCCGGTCAAAATTCTAGCAGCTATTGTCTGCCTCATTGCTTCAGGATTTCCAGCGTATTCAGTATTCTCAAAAAACTTGGCTTGGTCCTCACTCACATCAAAGTCTGGAGCGATTTTATTCTGACGCATATAGATTCGGTATGCTTCGTTTCTCCTTACAGCATCTTGCTGTTGCTTGTTAAGATTGCTATACGGGTTCATTACAATCTTGTCATCTTCAGCAGCCATCCCTGCAACCTCTGGTCTTGACTTGAAGAACTTGTCTTCACCTTCATACGGAACACGCTCTTCGTATGGAAGAGTATTTGCCTTTGGTTTTTCCTTGTAAAATTCCGCTTGTTGATTGTGAAGTGACTCGGCGTATTTGTCAGCAGCCATTCTATCCTTAAAGATGCCGAGATGCTTCTTATTCTTCATAGCATAAGTAATGGCATCCTTTGGGTCCATCACTGTGCCGTCATCGGCGATTGTTGGAACTAGGACTGTGCCTCTGTCTGTATCAAAGCTGATTGATTTAACCGTGCTGATACTGCCGTCAGAATTCTTGACGACTGGCCTATTGAATAGGTCGATATTGCCAGCCTCTACAAGTCCTTCAATCTCTTCCTCGCTCATTGCTTAATGCCTCTCTAATGATCTGCCTCACATGGTTAATCTGCCGCGCCTTCAAGCACTGCCTCAGTATCTCTTTTAGCTTCTTGTTCTCTTTAATCAACGCTTCTGTGTCACTCATAAAAGGCTAGCTTCGCAATCATATAAAAAGCTGCTAGCGATACCGACATAGACAGCATCGCTAGGATTAACAGCTTGTATTCTTTGGATGTCATTTAGAGGGGGTATATCCTCGACTGCCGGGTCCAGTTCCAAAGTTCCATTGCCACCAACCAAATTCAGGTTCTTTAGTCTTTTTTGAAGGCTTTTCGCTTGTTTTTTCCCTTGCTAGTCTGGCTTCTCGCTCCTCAAGAAGATACTGTCTATTCTCCTTACGCCTCTCCTCCTCCTCTGGAGTTAATTTTTTAGGAGCTGGAAGGCGTTTCTCAAATTTCATTTCAGGAAGGTCTTCAGTCCACGCTCTCTGTTTCTTCTTTTTGAATTCAGTCGTTAATGCAGTTGACGGAAGTTTGCTCTTCTCTCCAAGTGGTCTGAAAAGGTCTTCCAATTCTTTATCTTTTTGGTCCATATATTTTGTTTTCTATTGTTAAACTATAAACTTCTTGCTGAATTCTAGTGCATTGTTCCATCTATTCTGCAAGCCAGCCCAAAACTTTGCTCTGGCTCCGACAGGTGGAGCAACGCGAATCTCGTATGTTTCTCTAGCCTCACGCAACTTGTCAAGAAGTGATGCCACATTCTTTACTGCTTTAGCTAGACTTGCTTTTGTTACAGGCCCAAACTTACCGTCATCAGCAATACCCAATGCAATCTGCAAGATACGCAAGGCGCCTTTCGGTCCTCGGTTAAATGCAGTATCGCGGAGGAATGCTTCTAGCGGAGCTAGTTCAGTCCAGTTCTTAACGACATCGGTGTATTCAACAAGATACTTCTTGGCGAAGCTCTCTGCTTGTGAATGACGGTTGTTGTCGATAAGATTCTTGAGATGCGTTGCAGCCTTGGGATGATATCTATCATTGATGCCTGCAACTTCAAATGTGCCGCCACCGTCAGCCTTAGGTAGCGGATAAACTTTAAGTCTGCCGAGCTTATCCTTGCGAGCCTCGGACTTCAAAATGAAGTCGCCCATCTCTAGTCGCTCTGCCTCGGTAGCCATATCAGAAGTCAGCCGAGCCTTTGATCTCGCCCTTAATAGGAAGGACGCTAACGCTGACCCACAAGCTGTCAATCAAGCGAATTAGAAAGTGCCTGTCGTCAACGATTGGCGTTACCTTAATTGGATTCTCATACCACACATGCGAAGGATAGGCCATCGCACTGCAATGTGCGGAGATGAACAGAAGATATACGCCGAAGATTCTTTTGCGAGCAGGCTTGGCTTTACGCACTTCTGCGTTCGGATTGAACTGACCTCCGGGTTTAGTCCTGCGAATCGTTTTACGGGCCTTTACGCGCCCGTAAATAGCCAATGCTGCACCGAGTGATTCCATCGCTAGAGTAACGATGTCGGTCAACTCCTCGTTGACTATATCAACATTGAGCCACTTCAGCACTTGAGCAAGTAGCATAACGACGATTCCGATAATCGTCCTACTCTGCCACCATGCCTTCTCTTCGTTCATTTGTCCGTCAGCTTTGCAAGAGCAAGCTCGATAGCGAGGTTGACTGCGCGATTGGAAGCATTGATACCCTCGCGGGTTGCTGCATCTTTGATCTTATCAACAGCAATCTTGCGTTTCTCGTCACCGCTCTTATCCGAAGTGAGCAGTGAAGACACGACTTCCAGCGCGATAGGAAGCAGTTCTTTTAGCAGGGAACTAGCCGAATCGCGGAGGATAGGAATGATGAATTCGATAACTGATTTAGATGCTCCGGTAATAGCGGAGATAGCTTTAATAAGTAGTGTTTTCATTTGTCTTTTTTGTCGTTGTTGCGCTTCTCTATCATAACAATAATAGAAACTATCGCCGCAATTGTTCCAAATGCAAGTGATGTAATCCGCAGCCACTGCTCAACATGCGGAAGAACAGAGATAGCAACTGCTAGAAGGCTTGTTAGAGAACCCATAATGCCGGGGTGATGTGGGGCTGACTGAGGATCGAAATTCATTTAAGAGAACATAATTTAATTGTTTAACAATATTCAATAATTATTTCAGGTAATCGTTAGAGTAGATGTAGACGAGTCGTATGTTCCAGAGCGACCAGAAACGCCAGTTCCTGTAAGCGTGACAGACAATCCTGTTTGAACCGTTGATCCGATAAAGAACTTAAATGTGTCACCAATTGTCGGAGCGATTGTGAAGTTCGCAGTAACAGATGTATTCGTGAATGTAACTTGGTTACACTTGTTTCCCGTATTTGTCTGGAACGAAGCTGAAGAGACGATAAGGTTTCCAGCAAGGGTTGATGTCGATCCTGTATATGTATTAACGCCAGTAAGAGATACGCTTCCTATGCCCTGCTTGACTAGCCCTCCACCCGTCCCATCTGTAGTAAGCGCACTTGGAATATTAAGCTGACCAGCAGAAGGATTGAGAACCGCGCCACCGGACTTAACAACACACGATACTGTTGAAGGTATCGTCATTGTATTGAGATTTGTAAATGCTCCACCGTTGAAATTTATGGTTGCTGGTCTAGCGGTAGTAACATGAGAAATGCCAGTAGTTGTCAGCGTTCCTCCATTTACATTTAATACAGCAGATACACCAGCCCCGCTTCCGCGATTTAGAATAAGGCTACCCGCATTGATTGTTCCTGTTCCAGAAACGGTTACAGTCCCAGCACCAGTTCCACCACCGCACTCAATACCGGGTGTTGTAAAAGTTCCTCCTGATACATTAAGCAAGCAGACAGCTCCAGCCAACCAAGTTCCACTTGTGCTAGTGCTGACCGTTCCACCAGTTTGATTGAATGTCCCGTTACCACCGTTGTTATCACCAAGCATCATTCCGCCATTAAGTGTAACAATCGCCGATCCACTTACATTTACGGTTCCTGTATTTCCTGCATTGACTGCGAGTTGGAAGCTACGCACACCACTTCCAGTGAATGTCTGTGTAAAATTGCCGCTGATATTTAATATCGGATTAGCTGAACCATTGATATTGACAGCATTTGTCGCAGTATAGGTTCCAGAGAATGTCATTTCCCCTACGCTAATTGTATTGACTCCAGTATAAGTATTACCAGAGCCAGACATTGTTAATATCCCAGTTCCGGTTTTAACAAGTCCGCCAGTATTGGTTGATCCAAGAGACGCGAAATCAACATTCTGCCCATTTGTATCTATACGAATCGCGGAAGAATTATTTACAATTCTAGATGAGACATCTGTATTTATCCCGCTACCATATTGCATTGTTCCACCGTTAAATCGAATGCTTCCAGAACCAAATGCACTAGATTGATCTAACCTCAATGTTCCAGCGTTAATCCTAGTTTCACCTGTATAGCCATTGGATATATTAAGTATAGTAGTTCCGCTTCCAGCCTGAATAAGAATCCCGCTTCCGCTGATAACAGGGAAGTCTGTTCCCTGCGTTATTGTATTAGTGCGGTTGAATGTAAGCGTTGCGTTATTGGTTATACCACTGCTTGAGCCAGCCGATCCAGTTGTAGAAGCATTCCCAAATTGAAGTATGCCAGCATTGATTGTAATCGTTCCAGAGAATGTATTTGCCTGACGAAGAATCAATGTTCCGACTCCATTCTTTACAAGGTTTCCAGAAATGCTAGGAGCATTTGCTAGAACAGTATCAAAGACAAGTGTAACAGCATTATCAAATATAGCTCCACCGCTCTTAATCAAGCATGATATAAGAGGCTGAGTTATTGTTAAACCATTAGTGTTTGTAGTGAATGTTCCGCCGTTGAAATTAAATGTGTTCGTTCCGCCGTTTCTTACCCAATTCCCAGATGTCAGTGTTCCGCCATCCAAGTTGATAATAGATGTTGAAGTTGCGCTTCCAATTCCCCAGCGCAAAAATAGACCTAGAGTCATTGAGCCTGATAAAACATTAACAATGCTTGTCGTAGTTCCTGAGCCGCCTCCGATGTCAAACGATCCACTAGTAATAAAATTCCCGCCATTAACATTAAGTGTGCTGAGTAATCCAGCTTGCCATGTCTCGCCATTAACTTGAAGAGTTCCGGAATTAACATTCACCGTTGCTGATCCGCCGTTATTCTCCCCGAAGAACAATCCGGTAACAGTCATAGTTCCGCCAGATACCGTTAGTGTAGCTGTTGCTCCTGCGTTAAGAGCTATTTGGAAGTTACGAGGACTAGCCGTTGCTGTTTGAGTGAATGTCCCGCTGGATACAATTCCACCACCATCAAGCCGAACATTTGCAGCAACAGTTGTTGACCCAGCAAGCGTCTGAGTTCCTAATCCCGATTTAAAGAATGTTCCTGCTGTATTTGTTAATGTCCCGCTGAATGTCGCAGAGTTTGCGGAGTTAAGAGTCAATGCGTTTGCTCCGCAGGTTAATGTTCCAGCGCCAGCAAGAGTAGCAAAGGTGTCCGAACCTCCGAGAGTAATTATCGCGCCAGATAGAATCGTGACGGCAGACGCATCAGGAATTCTATTGGCTGTAGATGTAGCAAGAGTTCCAGCGATAACGAGCGTTGGTCCAGTATAGGTATTCGCCCCAGAGATCGTCAGTGTATTGGAGCCTAGCTTGGTTAGCCCCAAAGCCCCTTTAGCGGTGTTTGTAATAGCGTTTGGGTATGTCCTATTACCTGATGTCGTATCGAAACCTATAGCCGATCCTGCGTTAAAATTGGTTGTTCCTAGAATCGTGACAACATTCGCATCGGTTATTGCGTTGTAGACAGCAAGAGTGGCTCCTGACTCGACTGAGTATCTTCCTGCTGTATTCCAGCCGGGTAGTGCTGTAAGGTCGGTAATAGAAAGAACACCTGCGTTGATAGCAGCGTTCCCAGCATAGGTATTGTTTCCTGAAAGCGTAAGAACTCCGAGTCCGTTCTTAATAATTCCGATTGATCCAGTAATCGCAGACGATAACAGTGTATCCAAATACACCATGAAGTGACGGAACGAGGAAGTCTCGTTAGTGATTGTTCTAACTGGACTTGATTGTATATATGCCGCTGTTGACTGAGTTAAGATCATCCAACAATAATATAAAGAGTTGAAGATGATGGAGTCAACGCATTATATCCAGCCTGCGTAATCTGAACGAGATTAGCTATTACTGTAGCGCCAGTCATTCCAGTTGTGTCAGAAATAATAACATTCGCTGGCAATGTTCCAGCAGGTCCAGTAGCACCCGTAGCTCCGAGATCGCCAGTCGGACCCGTTGATCCTGTAGCGCCAGTAGCACCAGCACCAGTAGCCCCAGTATCTCCAGCCGGACCAGTCGCACCTGTTGCTCCCTGGATGCCTTGGATTCCCTGCACACCCTGAACACCAGTAGCACCTGTCGAGCCAATGTCTCCAGCCGGACCAGTCGCACCTGTTGCTCCGTCTGAACCTACATATCCGCTAGCCCCAGTAGCTCCAGCGTCACCTTGAGGTCCGGTTGCACCCGTAGCACCAGTAGTTCCATCTATACCTGAAGAGCCTGTGGCTCCCGTAGCCCCTGCTCCTGTAGCACCCGTAGCACCTTGGATACCTGTTGATCCGATGTCGCCTGTAGGACCAGTCGATCCGGTAGCTCCTTGCAATCCCTGAATACCTTGAACTCCCTGCGGACCTGTCGCTCCCTCTGGACCTTGGATTCCCGTAGCACCAGTTGATCCTTCTGGACCAGTAGCGCCTTGAATTCCGGTAGCTCCTA